CAAATTCCCGGCCCGCCATAGAAGGCGAGTAGCGGCGGGTTCTAGGTCGGGCACGAAGGGGGCGCACAATTCCCCAATGCGCTCCAATTCACGCATCGGCGCATCCCACCAGAAGATGCGGAAACCCCGGCGTCTGCTCTCTACGCGTATCCCCTGGCAAATGTTGTCCGCCACATCCTTGAGGTCGCGCATCCGGCCCTCTGCGAAGATGTAGGGGAACTGTGCCTCACCATCCGTGATGGCAAGGGCGAAGGTCTCACCGCGCCGGGATGGGCGCGATACGGTTGAGAACGCGGCTGTCGCAAAGGCCCTATTCAGCCGCTCCGACACTGAGGACTTAAAGAACTTGTACATCGTACTCCCTTCCGTAACTCTTGGGGGAGTTACCACCCTATTGGTATCAATCATACTATACCATGAAAAACTTGTTTTGTCAATACCTTCAGGGAATGAATTTGCACTAAATAGTCCTACTTGACAATGTAGAACGACTGTGCTATGATTTAATCAGGCCGCGGGAACGGCGTATAACTTGTTCCCGCGGCTTCTTACGTTGCCGGGGCTGTTGGCACATGACGATGGGCCATGACTGACTCGCCATCCAGGGGCATCTAACTTGTCGCCTGTTAAGACGAAATCTACGCCTACCGTCTCGGATGTCCACCAGCCGAGCAGCATGGGGCAACGGCCCCGGCGTCGGGGGGATGAAGATATGCCTTATAGCATGGACAACCCGCCGGATCGCATCAAGGGCTTACCGCAAAAGGCCAAAGAGATGTGGATCGCGGCCTTCAATAGCGCAGCCAAGCAGAAGCCGGGGGACGAGGAATATGCTAACAAGATTGCTTGGGCCGCAGTGAAAAACAAGTACATGCAGGATGAGAAGGGCAAGTGGACGGCGAAGGACGAGGACGTGGAAAAGGCCGAGACTAAAACTGAGAATGGGCAGTCCTTCGGGCGTGGGGCGTTCCTCTACACACCATCCGATAAGCCGTCTGAGTGGAAGTTACGTATTGAGGAATCGCCGGGAAAAGTAACGGTAGCGCAATTGGGGCGCGCGGCTGCCGCGTTGGGGCCGGGCTTCCGTGGGCAGAAGGTGCAGATGGGGGCCGATGAGCGCAAGGCCGCGGCCAAGAGACTCGTTGGGTTGTATCGCTCTAACAAAGTGGAAGCGAAGATGATCCCCCGTTATTTGTGGCGCATCGCGGGCATGGATGAACCGGCAGAGAAGGCTGCTAACATGGCCGACTGGTTTGAGTCGCGCATCCACCACGATTTCACCGTCATGGCGGACGATTGTTTCGGCAACGGTAGACTCACGCGTGAGGAACGGATCGCGCTCTCTGGCCTCATCGGGGGCGCGCTTGACACATTCCACGAAGGCTTGCAGGGCGACGAATTTGAGGACTTGCGTATGCGTAGCCCGTGGGCCGAACCCCACGCTGAGATGCCCATGTACAAGCGTGAGGACATGATTGAGAAGTCGTGGGATGTGGAGATCGTCAAGGCCGACGATGAGAAGCACATCATTTATGGCGTCGTCTATGCGCCGAACAAGACGGATACCCAGCACGACCAGATGACAGAAGCCGAAATTGAGAAGATGGCGCACGGCTTCCTGATTCGTTCCATGACGATAGATAGACAGCACCAAGAGGAATTGCCTGCGGAGAAGGCGACGCCGGTGGAGTCGTACATTGCGCCGGTGGATATGAACATCGGCGGGAAGGCCATTATGAAGGGCAGTTGGGTGCTGGCGACGTGGGTTCCCGATGACGAGTTGTGGGCCGAAGTGAAGGCCAAGAAGATCAACGCCTACTCTTTCCGGGGATGGGCTAAGAGACAACCGATGCAGCCAGCCGTATCTTAATTCACGCGCCGAATGACAATTCAGTAGCCTAAAGCAAATGGGCAGGAATCCATGTGATCCCTGCCTTTTTTCTTTTCAGGAGGGCAATATGCCAGATACGAATACCGAGCAAGAGCAGGTATACGAACTCAGTGACGTGGATGTGCTGAGTGTGGGCCTGGTGATGAACGGGGCCAATCGGGAAGAGTTTTTCTTGGTGAAGTCGGCTGATGGGACTGAGACGCCGGTAGCAGATACCCCGGCCCCGAAGCCGAACCTGTGGGAACGGATCAAGGCGTTCGTCAAGGGCGCGGTAGAGGAAGAAGTTGAGGCCCAGTTCCCAGAGGACGAGACGCCTACTACCGAACTTGGCGAATCTGAGACGCCAGTAGAGTCCCCGGCTAAGGGGACAGAAACCAGTGAAACAACCCCGACTGAGACGGCGAGTACGCCTAATACGGAGTACCTAAAAACCGAAGCCGGGGATGATAAAACAGCAGGGGCCAACGCCCCAGAGGAGACACCAATGGCTGAGAACACGATTGTGCAGGAAGCGGAAAAGGGCGCGCAGTCACCTGCTACTGTGCAGATGACACTGCCCCCGGAAGTCGTGGCGAAACTTGAGGAACTGGGTGCGTTGAAGGCCCAGGTCGCTGAGATTTCCGATCTCAAGGCGCGCGTGGAGAAGGCCGAGGCAAGGGCTGCTGCCGAGACGGAGAAGGCCGAACGGCAGAGTTACTTGGAGAAGGCCACCAAGTACATGGCTTTGCCGGTGGCGGCAACCGAACTGGCCGATCACCTCTACAAGTTGGCGAAGGCCAGCCCGGACGAGGCGAAGTGGGTGGAATCGCTACTCAATGCCGCAGACAATGCGCTTGTCACCGCGGGTATCTTCAAGGAATTCGGTACATCCACCACACCGGAGACGGCCACCGGGCTAGAGAAGGCGCAGGCGATGGTGACGAAGGGCGAGGCGAAGGACATCGCAGAGGCGCTGCTGAAACTGACGCCTGCCGAACAAGCAACCCTGCTCAACCAGTCCCGCTCGCGCGCTGGAAAGAAATAGGGGAGGTTAAGACATGGCTACAAGTCTAGGACTGTTTGACTACGGCAAACTGAAGGCCGCGGTGGATATGTCCAACCGGCAATATCGCTTTGTGACGACTGGCTCAGTTGCCGGTGAGTTCACCACGGGTTCTAGTGCATCCGCGCCGATTGCCATCGGCGTGTTGCAGAACGATCCAGTGGCCGGTGAACCGGGCGTTATCCGCATCTACGGCACGACTAAGGTGCAGGCTACCGGTAATGCCATTGCCTTTGGCGATTTCGTCACCACAAGCGTTTGTGGGTACGCGTCGGTCACAACGGGGTGCGCGGCAGTGGGCGTGGCCCTGGAAGCCTATGCAGCGGGAAGCGGATTCATTGAAATCCTGCTCACGCCTGGCATGACGCCCATCGGTGGCGACAATACGCCGTAAGGCTAGTAAAGGATAAGGAGGTTCACAATGCCCTCACCGACATTGCACGACGTTCATGTTGATAGTATCTTGTCCGCGATATCCATCGCCTACGGCAACTCTGAGTATATTGCGGATCAGATATTCCCCCGCGTACCTGTCGCGAAGCAGTCCGATAAATATTTCATATTCGATCGCTCTAGCTTCCTACGGGATCAGGCGCAACCGCGCGCCCCTGGAACGCGGGCGCAGCGGGCCGACTATGCGGTGACGACCGGTTCCTATCAGTGCCTTCCGTGGGCACTCGCGCATCCCATTCCAGATGAGACGCGGAAGAACGCCGATGCGCCGCTGAAGCCGGACATCACCGGGGCGCAACTCGTGACGGACGCGCTTCTGTTGTCGCAGGAAATCCGTGTCGCCACGCTCGTCACCACGAGTACGAACTGGGCCTACTCCGCGTGTCCTACGGATACCGGCGGCTGGCTGGTTAATTCCAGCGAACCGCTCACCGATATTGACAACGCGGTAAACGCGGTGGTCAAGGCCATCGGGCGCAAGCCCAACCTGGCCGTCATGTCTTGGGATGTATGGCGTAAGTTGAAGATGCACCCCGACCTGACGGAACTGGTGAAATATACTCGCCCTGGCGGGCAAGTCCAGCCCGGCGATGTCGGTTCTTGGTTCGGCTTTGATAAGGTGCTCGTGGGCGCGGCCATCAAGGACACGGCCCAGGAAGGGGCGACGGCCAGCATCAGTTACGTCTGGGGCGATGGTATGTGGATCGGTTACGTCACGCCAACCCCCGCGCTGATGGTTCCGTCCGCCGGGTATGTGTTTGAGTGGGAAAGCCGGGCTGTGAGCCGCTTCCGCGAAGATCAGGAAAAGCAGGACATCTTTGAGGCCGAGCACAACATTGATGAGGTTATCACCGCGAGCGAGGCTGGGGCTTACTTGATTGACCTGATCTGAGATAACAGAAACATATAGTGCGATGGCTTAATACAATAGTGCCGCGCGCCCAAGTAATTGGATGGCCCAGGTTCGCCCCTGGGCATCCCAGTATCCCCTCCGACGGGGACTTTAAGACTGGGCATAGGAGAATGATATGGCAAACTTCAAAGTCAAGCGAAAAGTGCTCGGCATGGGTGGCGCGCGCTTTGGCGACAGTGTGGACTACACCGACTTCGCCAACGGCACGGGCCGCATGACGATGGCTACGCAGGCGCGCGTCTATAAAGATGTATGGCTGGGGCCGGAGAAGTGGTATGCCTTCGCGCCCAATAATTTCGCCAATATGTTCTCTATTGACTCACCCGCTGGTTCGCCCACTACTACACGACCGTGGGAAGTCAACTTTGGCGAGGCCGCAGGCTCTGGCGTCATGCTGCCCACCATCTCTACCTCCATGGCCGGGGCCACGGACGCGCGTATGGCGACGACCTTCTATGCGCCCGCTGACGCGGATTCTACTGTATCGCCTTCTGTCTTCCTGCACTGGACGACTAAGTTATCCAGTGCCACTACGGGCAGTATGTACGTCTTCCGGGTGCATTACGACTACAAGGGGACGGGCGGCTCGGCCTTGGGTGGCTCGTCTGGCTCCATCCTGTATGGAGCGAGTATGTCCACCACGGGCAGCGGCAAACTAGAAGTAAAGACGCTGGGCACGATTCCCGCCTTCCAGACGGCATCGCCCTTCGTCTCTTTGCAACTTACCGATGAAGGCTCTCATGCCAGCGCGACGGCAGTGACAGGTGGCAGTTCCGAACTCGTCTTCTTCGGCCTGCGCATCCGCTACATCGCGAACGCGCTGGGTGCGGCTACCTAAGCGGTGCATGATATAGCCGGGCGGCTCGCCTTGCTTGCCATCGTCGCCGATCTGGGGAAGTTCTTGCAAGGCGAGTCAGGCCCACCAGCAACGACCTGGTCAACCCCGACCAGGTCGGACGCCGCCAAACCTTCGCCAACGGCTTTCAGGCAGTCGATCTCGCCAGCCGACAGGCTGCCAATGCCGCTATCCTTTCCCCTATCCGCCCGACTCATCGTTTCCGCGCCTTGGTTTACCGTCCGCGGGCCCGTGACAGGCTATGGCCTGCGGCTACCCTGCCTTGTCAGGCGCACCGCTACGGCGCACCCACCGACCCCCAGCCTATCGGGCGAACCGTCGCGAAGGGCAATGCAAAAGTCGCCTGTGCCAGCGGACATAACCATCGTCCGGCGCCCAAGCGCCGAAAGGACGACGCGAACCGCTGCACCTGCAATCTTTATTCGACGACGGGCCGAAGCGACATGCACCTGTCATATTGAATTCCTACTTGGCCCGCGAACCGGATCACAAACCTCTCTCCCTCGCGTTCCCAAGGAGCATCCATGAAAAGCCTCACCGCCTGCGCGCTTGTCGCGCTGCAATTTGCTGCGCCTTCGATAGCCTTCGCCGAAGAAGCCGTTTCCACCGATGTCGAGGCGGCAAAGGACGGTGATACCATCATCGTGACCGGAACGCGCGACACGCGGCGCACCCAGTTCGATACGCTGGCGCCGATCGACGTCCTCTCGTCGCAGGCGATCGACGGCAGCGTGTCCGACGACCTGTCGGACTCGCTCGCGCAGTTGC